TGATGCCTTCATAGCACCAAAAGAACCCGAAAGAGTTTCCGCTGCTTCGTCTGCTGCAACACCTGTTAAACCAAGTTCGCCCTGTATTACGTGGATAGCGTCATAAACATCACCCAAGTTGTTGATGTCGTATTCAACCCCTGTTATAGCTTGTGCGTCTTTCAGAAGTCGCTCCATTTCTGTTTTCGTACCGCCATAGCCTAATTTGAGGTTATCAAGTAATTGGTACTGACCTTTCGCGAAACCTTGGTAGGCTTGCTGAACTGATTCAATAGGCGTTCCCATTTTAGCAGCGTTATCTGCCATGTCTTTAATAGCGGTGTTGGCTGCTTCCATAGCCTTTTGAGTATCACCGCCGTAAGCACTTTTTAAGGCTGCTCCGAATGATACCGCCTGTTCTGCGTATGTGTTCATGGATACGCCGTAAGCAGCAGCTTCACGCGCATATTTCCGCGCACCGTCCGCAGCACTTCCGTATAAAGTATCTAAACCGCCTAAATAGGATTGCTGAAGCTTTGCGCCCTCATCCAATGTGCTTTTAAAAGTCTTGATGACCGCTGCGCCTATAGCTACCTTTGCAAGTGCCTTTTTAGCGAACACGCCTATTTTAGACCCTGCGGAAGTACCTGCCTTTTCAGCTTCACCGCCTAATGTTTCGGAGATCGCGCCCGAAATCCCTTGTGCTGTCGGTCGTATTTGAACATATGCAGTTCCCAACGTAGTATCTGCCATATTAGTTTCCCCTTATTTTATTAAGCGCACGTTCCAACTCTGCCCCCGTGGTAAAGGTAGGAACGCTCTGTTTAGGTGTCAGCAGCGCGTCCACGATTGACCCCGGTTTGTTTCGTTTCTTTTGTGCGTCTTCGGTGAAGCCGTATCTGAATTGCTCCACCCTGTCGGCTATGACCGCAAGCAAAAACGAATCAAGGTCTATCGGTGTATTCGCCATTTTCATTTTGATTCTTGAATCATCCCTTAAACCGACCGATAAGGTCGCTGCCAACTTTAAGGGCAACGACCTGTAATCGAAAATATGATAAGTTTCCGCAAGGTCACAGATTAGCGCATCCTCGTCAAGTCTTATCATGTCGGCAAGGATCATCAGTTTTTTGGTTCTTGCGCTGATTCCATCAATTCCGACAATGCACCAATCATTGCGTCAGCAGGTATCTTTCCGTCTTTTCTGATATGATCCTTAAGTTTTTCTAATTCATCACCAAGGAACATTCTTGCGACTTTTACGATTAACCCTGCATTGCCATCATCAATGTCGGAAAGCATTTCCAAAAACTCCCAAGAGTTTAGGCTTTCTTCCTTTATCTCAACTTCGAACCCGTCTTTAAGTTTTCCTATCATGACCGCCCCTTTCTACTTTTTAGGAATTACCCGATGTTACAGTTTTGGTGTACTCATAGTGCGTGTTGCCGCTTGTGTCTGGCAGAGCCGTTATCGTGACCTCATATCCGATAGGGTCTGAATCGCTGTAAGTAATATCCCCGATTTCGGTGATTTTGCCCTTTGGGATAACGATTCTTCTTACTGCGTTTGAATTAAGCAGCATATCCACGACCCACACGCCCTCTTCGGCTTCGGTTGAATTAGCCTTTACCGTAAGACCTGCTGAAAGTGACCCTGTTACATTGGTGCTGCCGTATACGGCTTTCAGCACGTCCTCATTGAGTGCTTCGATAAGCGTGACTTGGAAGGTGTCTGTTTTTTCTTCCTGTATCGAAAGAACCGTATCGCCGCCCCACGCCTTAATGTCTGTGGATGACGGTGAATTGGAGTTTGTCAACCCATCTTCGCCGCAGTAACCAAGACACTTGAAAGCTGCCCCGAGTGACGTGGTTGCATCCGTTGGCGCGGTCGTTCCGCTTGCTGCCCTGTACACCGCACCATTAAGAGCAGGTTTTCCTGCGCTTACATTTCCTGCTGTGTTTGCCATTTAGTTTCCCCCTAATAATGCGTAATAGAAAACACCGCTTGCCAACGATATTGTTTGGTCGCGGTGTTAGTGAAGTTATAATCTGTATCAAGCTGAACCCTCGTTACCTGTGGGTCTTCGATAAATTCAGCCATTGCGCTTTTCACTCGTTCATTCAACACTAACGCGTCATATAAGGAACTCCCGTATGATTGAATCGCTATGTTGGTAGTGATCAAGTGGTTTATTCTGCTGCTGCCTGTTTGGTCTATCCGCACATAATCCGAAACCTGTTCGGGTGCTTCAAGTCCGACATATACCCCAAGGCTTTCCGTGAGGTAACTTATTAATTTTGTTATTATCATCTTTTACCTCATAACGCTTTGAGCAAAGTGTTATTCTCCAAGTTTTCATGTACCGCTTCGCCGTTTGCGCAGCGCACATTAGCGACCGCGATATAATTGATTGCTTTTGACATAGTGTAGTACTCTGCTTTCGGGTCTTGCTTCAAGCCGTTTGCCCTTGACATTACTTCATTGGCTTTCTGCAATAGAACGCCCTGCATTTCGGGGCTTTTCATCAGCTGATTAAGACCGGGAAGATTCAACTCAAATTTAACCTTGCTCATATCTTTCAACCTTGACTTTCAAGTTCCAACTTAAAGGAATCAGTTTATCGATTCCCTCTGTAGGAAGTCCGATTATGCGGTAGTCTTTGCCTTTAAACCGAACCTTTTTCCCTGCTGTCCATTCGTGGGTATCGCCTTTGGGAATGCCCATCTGATAAACGGCTTTTCTGCCTGTCAGATTGTAGGTTTCCAATATCTCGTTATCGGACAAAGGCGCAACAAGAACATTCGCGACAGGCACAGGTGTTTCCGTGTAAATCGGGTGATTCAATGGGTCTGTGCCTGTCTGCGTTCTGTCAAATAAAATAACCGTGATTCCTGTCATGGTACTAACCTTTCTATCGGTGAGTATGAACCGATTCTGTCACCTGTACCCAAAAGCTTTTTCTCAAGCTTGTTAAGGTAAAGTTCCCCGGCTGTTCCCGAACCAATAGTCCAACTTTGGGTGTAGCCTAATGCAGACATACTTCCTTGGGTTGCCCCTAACGGTATCCCTGCTTCATTGCCGTCACCCAAAGCGCGAACGACCATGCGACAGGACACGACATATTTATTGATTTCTTTTGCACAAGCGTTATACGCGTCTATAATGACAGCCGAATCCTCAAGCAATGTCTGACAGACAGCCTGTTCGTCCGTGGTCATTATTCTGTTCATTCTTGCTTGTACATCTTCAACTGTTGCGTATGTCATGGCTTTTTCCTTTTCGGCTTTGGTTTTGGTTTCTGTGGGAGCTTGTGACCTTTTTTGAGGTATTCTTCAACACGGCTTTCTTCAACGTACATGACAGCCCCCGTGTACCAATTAATCATCTTTACCATGTTTCCCCCTTATTCATACTGATAGTAACGTGCTAAATGACCGCATCTGACCCGTGGTTCTAACCATATGTCAATACCGTACATTTCACAGTTCTGCGAGAAATAAAAGTCCTCGCTTAATGTTGAGTAGTCGGAATTGGTCACGTATTGAAACCACGGATAATCAATCTGCGAGAATACGCTTGCTTTTATCAAAATACAGGCGCAGCCGCCGCCTTTAACCTTGGTTCTTTCTTTCGGTAAATCGTGATAATAATAACTGTTGTGATAAGATGTATCGCCGAGTTTTATGATCGCGGTTTTACCGTCTTTTGTGTTCTTTCGTGGGCATACGCCCAAACACACATCTACCTGCGGTTCAAGCATCAGCTCAAGCGTGTCGGGCGGTATGACCGTATCAGAATCGACCATTAGCACGTAGTCATACCCATACGCCAACACGACTTTCCCGATGTTGTTTCTTGCCACGGCGCAATCATAGCCGCGCATAAAATCAAAATGTAGTTCATGTTCCGACTTCAATTCATATATGGCTTTGAACACTTCGGGTTGTATGTTTTCAAACGTTGGTACGGCTATCAGTATTTTCATAAATTACCTCTTAAGCGTGTGCTCTTACGATCCTGTTGAATGCGTAGGTGTCTGCTACGAAACCGACCTCGATTTCAGCCTTAACTGCGAACATATTGTGTTCCCACAGGTTAACAACGGATGTTCCGATTGTAAGGGTTGCCTGTGTGCTGATGTCGATTTTTACACCCTCAACTGTTCCGTAAAGTGCTTTAGTCCAATCACCTGCTACACCGATAAGGTCTGGAACGGCTGCCGTTGAACCGCTTGCTGCGCTACCTGCCTTATAAAGTCCTTTTGAATACAGGACAGGCTGTCCGAGCAGACGCGGAATTGCGCCCTCACTTACGTTGTTGATGAAAATAGGTCTTCCATCTTTATCTACAGATGAAAGCATTTCTCCTCTTGCCTGTGGGCTGAAAGCGAATCCGTTGAGGTCGTAACCACCCGACGCAATGTCTACATCT